TCATCAAGTAGTTGTTGATAGTGATTATGCAAAGCATCGTGCATATCCTTACCCTCAACCCACTCAACAAGTATGTGTTTGTACTTACTATCATTAAGATAATATACGTTGTTATATACTACTGTAAACTTTTTCATAACCACTCCTTGGGTATAGTTCCTTCGGCCCAATGGAAACCCTGTCGGTCTGCCCACTCAGCACATGTCATCTTGCTTCCGTCTTTCCTCTTCTTAGCTCCCTGTATAGTAGCACTAGACTTCTGGAATACAAAGCGTATGTCCATGTCAGGGTACTGTGCCTTGATAGCCTTCATCTTACGCTGGCTATCCTGTCTGAAGTACCCCTTCAGTTCTACTATCATGTCACCTACTGCTAGGTCAGGGATGTAGTGACGTTCCACAAAGTATGGTAACTTACTTGGTTCATACTCATATGAAATGTCACGTACATCTAAGTCAGAAAGAACCGCTTCCTCAAAAGTCCCCTTCATCTGAGCCTTCCGATGCTGGTGTGGTATCACTGTCATCAAATGATGGTGTGTCCTGTGCATCATCCTTGGCTACTGCTTCAGCAACATAGCCATCCTCTTCATCAAACAGAGCAGCGGCAGACTTACGACCCTCTACTAGCGAGAGTACTTGGACAGCCTCGATACGTAGTGATGTACCTACTGTCTTAGTAGACTGCATCATGTATGGGTACACATCAATGATGATGTTCACGATTGAATCATTACCAATCAGTGTACTACCATCCATTGGTTTCTTCTTAGAGTCTAGTACGATGGGACGTTGCTTTGTCTTCACACCTTCCTTGGATGTACGCACTGCCGCCAGCTTAGTCTTAAAGTATAGCTCGCCTGTGGTGTTGCCATCCTTGTCACGGTATATCTTAGCTGATGATACAATGGACAGGCTTTCAGCCAGAGCAGCTCTCTTGTTCTCTGGTGCTGCCTTGACAACTTCATCTAACTTATCCTTAGATAGTTGGTCTAGTTGTTCACATACTTCAGCGGCTTTTTCTTCTGACATGATGATGTCCATTGAGTACTGACCATCTGGTTTGACATACTTAGTGTCTGGCTCAAACAACTTAGCCCACTCAACTTTAACATTTTGAATTTTAATCTGTGGCATATTATCTCCTATGCTAACTTTTGATTTTGCCGATAGGCATGGATGTAACTTTAGAAATCAGGCAAAGAAATAATCTGACTTCAGTATGTTACGTAGGTCTAGGTTCCCACTACTAGGTGGGATAGGTACTGCGTGTGTACCTAGTGTTAGTACTGCATGTTGTCTTAGTTCTTCTAACACATCATGCTCTTCATACATCTTAACAAACTCCTCTCTTAATATGTCTGACATCAGTGGCATCCTGCTACTGTGTGTGCCGTAGCTGTCATGTATCATAGCGTAGTCATAGATACCTGCCTTGGTTGCACTGTTAATAGTCTTGGTCATAGCCGCAGCATCTAGGCTGTGGATAAAGTTAGGGCTGGCACCTAGCCCCTGTCTCTTTCTGTTTACTGTGTTCTCCTTGTCCTGTGGAAACGATAGAGATACTACATCACCATTGATGTGTGTCTTGATACGCTTCTGTTGTGTCTGGCTGTACTGCTGTAATACAATCCAGCCTGTTGGTGTAATCCATTCCATGTGCTGTGACATCTCAGCGTACAGGTCAGCTACACTCTTAACGTAGTCCATCACCTTACGTGCTGATACAATCACATCACTGATAGCAGACCACACATGACCAGCTAGATAATTACTAGCCTCAAACAAGTCATCACCGAATGGGTTGTCTGCCCCTTCCTTAATCTTCTCCTGTAACGCATCGTGTATGTATGACCTACATGCATGGCGTGTGCCTGAGTAGGGTACAATCATAACGGGACGCTTGGTCAAAGCCCTGTCAATAAAGGACAAGCACATACGTCCTAGCTCTGTATCCTCTGCCTTAACGCTGGCGATTGTAGCCTCTGCCACCTGCGTGTAGATGTCCTGAGGTAGGTCACTAGGTATAAGGTTAGTAGCCCTACCACCCTGCTCATCCTTGAGGATTGCAGACAGGTGTTGTAGTCCATTGCAACTACCATCGGCAGCACAGGGTAGGCGTGTCTCAAATCCCCACCCCTGTCTGACTAGCCCTGACATCTCATGACACCATGCCAAGAACTGATAGGGTTTGTCTGCTTCCAACCATAACTGATTGTCGTATGGGTTATCAACAATTCTGTGTGCCTCATCTGCAAAGTCCCAAGCCCATGTCTCTCTGTCATTCAGTGTAACCTTATCGTTACCCCATAGGTTAGCACCGTGTATGCACAGCCATCGTGCGTCATCCCAATTATTAATAGGCATAGGCTTACCAAATTCTAGTAGAGACTTAGACCAATCAGCAGTCTGAGGTGTAAGGAATGTACTGCTTGCATACTTGCGTGACCTGAAGTCATTCTGCCACACGTAGTATAGCTTGTCATACCCTGCAAACTGTTCAGCTACTTGAAGTGTACGCTCTACTTGTATGCGCTTGCTCATACTCTTGTTGTTGTAAGCGTGTATCTTGTTACGATTGTTAGACCATACTCTAAACTGTTGCCACTCTTCTGCGTTCATGTCCTTAGGCTCAGTGTTGAATGGGTAGGTAGGTAGAGGTACATCATTCTTAGCTGGTAGCTTACCCCAATCCTGCCCGTTGTCCCATAGGTTACGTAGTACTGATAGCACACTGCTATTGATACGCCACTGTGTATTCTGTAGCGAGTTAAGGCATGAGTATTCTTGCGACAAGTCTTGCTTGCTTAGTCTGCTTAAGTGTTTCTTTATATTCATCTGCCCCTCACTATAGGTAGTTCATCTATCTCTCTGCCGTGGTAGCCCCCACCATACACACCTGTCCAAGGCTTGGGTGGTATGAGGCATGGTAGGTAGCGTGGCCTTGTGCCCTCTACGTACTCATTGAAAGCTGCAATCCATTCAAGTGTAGTCTCTGTCGGTACTACATAGGTAGCCCTACGCTTACGTGCTAGTTGTTGAGTGTCCAGCTTGATGATACCCGTACACTGTATGATGATGTCTATCATCTTGAAGCCTACATGTACACGCTCAGACTTGAGCCACTCAGTATCCTTGTAACCATCCTTGTTCATCTTGTTGGTTAGGCCATAGCGTCTAGCACCATAGGCTTTCTTCATTGCTTGCTTGATAGTGTTACGTGCTATGTCTCCCTCGCTGTGTATCCATCTGTCTAGTCTGTCCTGTATCTCAATGTTACCGCCAATGCTACGTGCTACATACAGCAGAGTGTTACGCTTGCTTAGACTATCAACTAGTGTCACCACTGCTAGGTATGCTACTTGCTCTGCGTCCATCTCTCTTACACGTTTGAATGTAATGTCACGTGACTTGTTAGTTGGGTTGTCGAGGTAGGTAGTCAAACCCTCTGCTACCTTGTCTACTACACGTGCTACAATCATCCTTCCGTGTGCTGTTGTACTCTCATTGTTCTTGTCTACTGCCTTGTCTCTTGCCTTTCTGAACCGTTGGATACCGCCCGTCAACATCTCAGTTTCAAGGACAAGTTGTTGTTCAAATAATTTTTCGTCTGTTTCTAAAGTTACATCCATGCCCAAGCCCCTTAAGATACTATAGTATAGCTGTAAGACCTATCACTGCTACACCTGCTAACATTAAAGTAGTATGTGCTACTGCTATATCTTGGTAGTCATTAAACACACCGTATAGAGATAGCGTTATCATACATACTAACCATACCATTGTTACTACTTCACTCATTCATCACCATATGTTTCTAACATCCACTGCTTGTGTGGTGTTGTTGCTTCATACTCTTCTGGTACATCCTCTGTCCATTCAGCTAGACAGTGAGAGCAGAAGTATTCTATCTTGTTGTCTACTGCTATGAGTGCTTCGGCTGCCCCATACCCACAGTATCCACATGTCTTATATGCTAGGCTCACTTTCTTACTCCCTTAGATATGTAGTGTGCTATGTAACTCTCAGCACCGTTAGCTATACGCTCGTTGTAGTACTCATACATAGTGTACAGATTAGGATTAACATATTCTTCCTTCCATTGCAAGTCTTCTATTCTCATGCGTAGCTCACGGTATGCTTGCCTAAATGTAACCGCTGTCCATCCGGCAGCCACCATGTCCTGTGTTACCTTGCTTATCATTCCTTGTTCTCCTTCTGGTGCATCATCTTACCCTCTACAAATCCTGTCTTGTATTTGATATGCATCTGAGCCTCGTCATAGCTACTGTAAGGATTGTTATAGGGTAGTCTGTGGTATCCTACATGGTAGCCCATACGGTACGATGAATCCTGTTGCTGTTGTTCTTCTGTCTTGCGTGGCATGTTACTAGTTCTCCTTCTTGATTGCATCACTGCTCTACTAACTGGTGTAATCTTCATTGTCTACTACTAACTGTAAGTCTGGTTCAAGTGTCACTTCATATTGATACAGCCACACAGCTAGGTCATTATCTCTTACAGCTTGGCATAGGTCTACAAGTTCTGTTGCATCTTGGAAATATACTGGTTCCCCTATCATAGTATTTAGACCACCCTCTTGTTTTACTGGTACACATTCCAAGTCCCCGTACTCATCCATGTAAATTGATAGTGACATGTCACCCGCTATTGGTATCCGTACTGCGCTCATCTTATCTATCCTTAAAATCGTTAGCTATCATCTCTGCTAGTTTGTCTAGTCCTACTGCTATAATATACACTATACAAAATCCTAATGCTATAGCACACAATGCCAGTCCTATAAGTTCCATAACTCTATCCCCTTCTTGATGCCCTGTAGGTAAGCTAACATCTGCTTGTATGGTATCCTGTGTTGTACTATGTGTGACCCGTTGTTGCTAGTCAGTTGCCAGCCACCATAGTGAGTGTTTAAGTTAAGCTCAAAGGATGTCTTGCCCCTGTCGTTGATGTAGTTTAAGTGATGGTTTAATACTGTTCTACTTGCGCTCATTTTACTTGTCCTCTGCTATGAATAAGAACCCACCACCATTCCCCTCAGGGTCGCGTGATACCTCTACTATGATAGACTGATAGCCTTCTTTAACTAACCTAAATTGTGGGAAGCCATCTGTTCCCCAATCGTCATCATCATCTGTCACACCTAAGAACTTCTCAATAGTAAAACCTTCTAGCTGTTTGTAGTAGTCGTCAAAGTTTCCGTTACGATTAGGCATTGTCCTTATCCCTTCTTGCTTGTGATAATATCTAGTACTGTCTCAAAGTATTTGATTAGTGCGTCAGGTGTATACTCTCGCTGATACTGTGTGCATCTGGTAGTACCCTTAACATTGCCACAGATAGAACGTAGCTTACCCTTCTCACAGTAGTGTAGTGTCTTGTCCTCTGGTGGTAGCACAGGCAGGTCAGCCTTGTCTATACCACAGATATAAAGCTTAGTCTTCTTGTGTGCTACGTGTCCGAAGTCATACTGGTCTACCATGATAGTGAACCCGCCATGCTCGTCTGTCTCTCCTACGTCTGGCAAGTGCTGACCGAATAATCTTGATCCATTTGGGTGTTCTAGTATGCCACCGTTCTGCCTTATCTTATCAATAGACCACAAGGCTAGGTCTGCTTCACCCTCTCTTGGATTTGCCATGTGTGATAGCTTGCCCCATGCTCTACATGGTGGATGACATACCACTGGCAGACTGTCTGAATATCCTAGTGCATTACGGTCTGCATCGTATGCATCCCAAGCTGTTGTAGTTTTATATGCGCTATCACTTCTTACAAATAGTGCTACGTATTTCTTAACTGGTGCTACTCTAATATCATGCGCTAACATAGTCTTAATCCTCTCTTGTGATGGGTGCTAGTACTTCGGGAGAGAATACACTAGCACCCTATTACAGTCAATCAGTTGTTACGATGTCTTGTTGTCCGCCAAACTTACGCTTCACCCACATAGGCACAGATAGATAGTGGCTTGTCTTTCCTACGTGTAGCCCTAAGAATGTAGAACCCTTGCTGAACCCGTACCTGTTTAGCTTTACACGTGGCCGGATACCGTATGTTACTAGTGTCTTGTTGAATAGTTTAAGTGTTGTAGTTTTCATAGTGTTACCCTTTCAAGGTTGTTGTATTATATGTTGTGCTTCTTCTTCCATGCTACCCATGTGATGGCTTGCATCTGTCTGCCTAGTAAATCAGCTTCCCTTGCTACTGTCAAATATTCTTTCTGCAACTTGGCATATTCTTTTACACCTATACTAGTCTTAGCGTCTGTCAATCCGACACGCTCATTATAATATATATTCCTAGCATGACCGTCTATTGTTATATCATCCTCACCCATAATGTTTCTAAAGAAACTGATAATCTTCTTTCCAGATAGGCGCACTATCACTGTCTCATAGTCTGGAAACTCTGTTAATATAGCCCATGCTTTCTCTTTCATCTTGTGATAGGTACTCACCTTCACACTGTCCATACCTTGTCCATCTTGGAAAGCCTTGCATAGCTCATAAGCATTAACTAAGTTTCTTTCCCACTTGTTGTTCGGACTAAGGCTAGCCATAACACCCACTACAATATAAACAGGCATGTCTAGTCTTTCTGCTATCTGCCTAGCCTCAAGGTTAGCGTCATGATACCAGTGCTTGGCCTTGTCTATCTCTTGCTCTGACAAGGTAGCTAGTGCATACCTGTACATTTTACGGATGTTATGTTTAGACATATCTCTCTCCTATCGAAAAGCTGCCGTTACAGTTTCGCTGTCTTGGTTGTCTGCTAGAGACAC